TGGATCACAAGCTTGCCCCTACCCCAACTGCAGCGTCAGCTCTCGGTGAAATCCTTGGCGCTAATACTGGCGGAGGTACAATGGATATCGTATGGGGTCCAGATATTCAGTTATTAGAAACAGGAACAGATGTCCAAAGGTTCTTAGGTGAAGAAAAGTATAGACCTACCTTAATGTCTATTTATTCCTGCCTCGGGATTCCTCCAACGCTTACTGGAACGTTTGGTGCTAGCGGAACTACGAACAACTTCATTTCTCTTAAAACACTTACAGAGAGACTTAATTACGTTAGAAGCATTCTTCTTAAGTTCTGGGATGAACAGATTAAGATTGTTCAGAAGTCAATGGGTTTTAGGCAAGCCGCTCAAGTTGAGTTTGATTTCATGCAGCTAGACGATCCAACATCTATGATGCAACTAATGATTAATCTTGCTGACAGGAATATTATTAGCGACGAGTTTGTTCAGCGTCAAGTTAAAGCTAAACCCAATATTGAGAAGAAGAGAATCGAAAACGAAACTAAACAAAGGAATAGGGGTGTAATGCAAGAAAAAGTTAGTCCATATCATTCTGTTGACAAAGACTTTGCCAAAGAAAAGATTGCATTGCAAACTGGCGTTGCTACACCTTCTCAAGTAGGTCTCAAATTAGATCCTAAGTCAGATGATGAAACTCCAGCTCTTGAGATGAGATCAAAACCTAGAAACGGAGCTCCAAAAGTGGAACCCCCTTCAAATGGCCCCGGAGAACGAGGAAGGCCTAAAAATTCTACAGATGATAAGCCAAGAGAAAGAAGAGAGTTCAAACCTGCCTTGAAAGCCACTACTGAACTGTGGGCTCGTGAGGCACAAGATAAAATTGCTAAGATTATTAACCCTGTATTACTTGCAGACTTTGACAAGAAGAATATGAGAAGCCTAACGGCAGACCAAAACGCAAAAGCAGAAAAGGTTAAGTTCGAGATCCTTTGCTCTCTTATTCCCAATTCTGAAGTGACAGAGATGTCGGTTGCTACTGCTATTAAAGATGGAATGAAATGTAGGTCTATCCATAATGAATGTGATATCTGGGTTTCTGAAGCATCAGAAAAAGTTGGTCGTCGCCTTGGTATCGAGGAGATTAGAAGCATTAGGGCTTCTTACTATACGCATTTCCAAGAAAAAAATGGTGAATTGGTGTAAACCTTTAGTAAGGAGTAATATCTTATGAGTAATATTATTACATATCAAGCTGAGAAAGATGCCGGCATTGCCGAAGCAATCAAGGCAAATGCATCAATAGCATATGCGTCTCAACTTCAAGCCGCTGATACTGATTCGTGTATCCATGAAACATGTCTAAATAACGTTTCCGAGTTTTTAAGTAAAGCCGGTCAAAACGATGACGATGTATATCATGTGTACTCCATTTTGGTAACATCTTCTTGGAATAAAAATGATGATGTGTTTGGCAAAGAAGAAGTCTGGGCGGCAAAAGATACGCCTAGATATAAGCCAGCCAATCTTGAGCATGATGAAAAGAAAATAGTTGGAAGTATAATTGGTGGTTGGGCAGTTGGAGGTGACTTTAAAAGCATTGCCGACGAAACAGCCGCTGATAAACTTCCAGACCCTCTTCATATTTTAGTGTCTTCTGTTATTTATAGACAGTGGCAAGACCCTGAATATAAAACTAGAGCAGAAAATTTGATACAACAAATTGAAGCGGGACAGATGTATGTTTCTATGGAGTGTATTTTCCGTGGTTTTGACTATGCTGTACAAGACCCCGAAGGTTCTAATCATATTGTAGCCAGAAATGAAGATACCGCGTTTTTGACTAGACACCTAAGAGCCTATGGTGGTAATGGAGTATTTCAAGACCATAAGGTTGGTAGACTCTTAAGAAACATAACTTTTTCCGGAAAGGGTTTTGTTGAAAAGCCAGCAAATCCAGATAGCGTCATTTTTAACAGTGACGAGATCTTCGATTTTGCAGGCGCTTCAGTGTCAAAAAACCTGTTTTCCAACAAAAATGGTGTATCAGTTAGAGTAGAACAAAACATTCTTTCTAACGCAGGTTCCGAAGAGGAGATTCTTATGTCAAGTGATTTCTTGAACGAGCAAGTCAAAGAACTTAAGGAAGCTTTAACAACTTCACAAGCTGAAGTTAAAGAGCTTACTGAAAAAGTATCCAAGGCTAACGTTGAGAAACTTGAGGCACAAGCTACTGAGTTAAATCAGACAGTTGAAGCCTTAAGTCAAACATTGGCAGAAGCTGAAGCTGGAGCTAAAGAAAGTTCAGAAAAAATTGAGGCTCTTGAAGCAACAATTACTGAACTGACTGAAGCAAAAGAAGCAGCCGAAGCCGCCATCGCTGAGATGAAAGAACAGGAAAAGCGAAATGCGAGAGCCGCAGCCCTAGTTGAAGCAGGTATTGCTGAAGATCAGGTCGAAGCCAAGCTTGAAACTTTTGCCTCACTTTCAGATGAGCAATTTGAAGAAGTACTTGCTACTATTGCAAGTGTTAAGCCAGAAGAGGTTACAGTTGAAGAAACTGAAGCAGCTGAAGGCGAAGAAGAAGCCACAGAAGCAGAAGAACTAGCAGAAGATGCTGGTGAAGAAGCTGAAGAAGAGGCTGAAGCCGAAGAAATTAGTGAAGAGGTTCTAGAAACTGCTTCCGTAGAAGAAGAAGCAGACTTAACTGTCGCTTCTGAATCTGAAGAAGTGGATGAAACAGAACAGACTCGTGCAAGTCTTCGCGATTGGGTAGATTCCTACGTTTTTAATAAATAATAGAGGAGAGAGCTAAATGGCACTTAAACCTGATAGAGTTGAACACCTCACAGACCTCAGTTTCTTCATGGACGAAATTGGTACTCGTGGCCAAATCGTTACACATAGTTCTGATGGTTCTGGAGCAAGTATGGACGATGCCAATGCTAAGGTTATTAAAGCCACAGCAACTGGTCAAAATCCTGCTGGTTTACTTTTGAACGACGTTGTAGATATTGATCTTACACGTCAACACATTAACTTTGCTAAAGACGAAGTACAAAAGGGCGGAAAAGTTCTTTTACTACGTCGTGGTACAGTTGTAACTGATAATGTTGCTGGAACTCCAGCTGCTGGTGCAAAAGCATATTTTACTACTGATGCTAAAATCACTAGCGCCGCTGGCAGTGTCCAGATTGGTCGTTTCCTTTCTGCTGAAGATGCAGACGGTTACGCTAAAGTAGAAATTAACATCGTTTAATAAAGGAGATTTTCCAAAATGACTAGAGAGTTATTTAATCCAACTCCTGAGATGAACCAAGTGCTTCGCCAAGCAGGTTCATTGGTCAAAGAAGAATCTTTAGGGGCAACTGCAGAACTTGCAAAAGCTCTTGAACTTCCTCTTCGTAAAGGGGTTATGAGCGGCGATATTCTCGATGGTATCTACGAAGCTGTCCGTCTTGCTCCGGGTGCAAGCGCTGAATTCCCATTGGACTTCATCGCACCGGGAACAGAGAAGGATTTCGTAGCCTATACTATCCCTAACCATGGTCGTATTCCAGAACGTCACGTTGAAGGTGACTACGTAATGGTTCCAACTTATGACGTTGGCGCATCTATCGACTTCTTGTTGAAATATGCTCGTGACGCTCGTTGGGACGTTGTAGGTCGCGCTATGGACGTGCTTCAGGGTCAATTTACTAAGAAAATGAATGACGACGGATGGCACACTATCTTGAGTGCTGGCGTTGACAGAAATATCTTAGTATATGATGCTGATGCTTCTGATGGATACTTCAGTAAGAGACTTGTTTCTCTTATGAAGACTATCATGAGACGTAATGGTGGCGGTAACAGTTCTTCTGTTAATCGTGGCCAAATGACCGATCTTTACCTCAGTCCTGAAGGTCTTGAAGACATTCGCAACTGGGGTGTTGATGAAGTCGATGACATCACACGTCGTGAATTGATTACTCGTGAAGGTGGACTTTTAAGTCGTATCTTCCAAGTAAATCTTCATGATATTGATGAACTTGGCGAAGGTCAGGAATACCAGAACTACTACTCTAATGATCTTAGCGGTTCATTGCCGGGATCTAAGAAAGAGATCGTAGTTGGTCTTGACCTTTCAAGCAACGATAGCTTTGTAATGCCTGTACGTCAGGAAGTTCAGATCTTTGAAGACGATACTCTTCATAGACAGAAACGCGCTGGTATGTACGGTTGGGCTGAACACGGCTTCGCTGTATTGGACAATAGAAGAGTTCTTCTTGGTGCATTCTAAGATAGACTCTTTTAGAGTTTGACTATAATAAGTCGCCTTTAGTGACCTTGGCGTTGCTGAGGGCGGCTTTTTTTAATAAATCACGAGGTGCAAAGTGGCGTTAAGAATAAAAGATAGAGTAAAGCAAGGTACAACTACTACCGGCTCAGGGACAATCAATCTTGATGTCTCTTTTTCCTCAAGCGGTTTTCAAGACTTTTCTGCTCTTGGAAATGGCACTGAAACATATTATGCTATTGAAGAAGGTTCTAGTTTTGAAATAGGATTAGGAACCTATAATTCTAATACGCTAACTAGATCTACTATTTTAGACAGTAGTAATGGAGGCGCTAAGATTGCTCTAGCTGGCAATGCAAATGTGTTTGTAACATATCCTGCGGATAAAGCAGTTTTCACAGACGCAAATAATAACGCTACTGTAACAGGTCTGATTGTAGGTCAGACTGGTGTTAAATTCAACGATGGAACAATACAGACAACAGCGTTCGATGGATCTGCTGCAGGATATGACTTTACCGTATCTGATGGTTCTAACTCTGAAGTTATATCTAGCGGAAATACCGTAGTCTGGACAGGACTAGGAAATACAACTGTATCCTATAGCACTGGTAGCAATACATTTTCTGTTAGTGGAACTGACCAAGATTTATCCTCGTATGCTACACAAACATATGTTAACGATGCCTCTGGACACCTACAGTCGCAAATCAGCACTAATGACACAGACATATCTAATCTATCTGGATTAGTTTCTACCAATACAACAAACATATCAAGCAATGATACAGATATCTCAAATCTATCGGGACTAGTATCAACCAACTCTACAGACATAGGAACAGTTTCTGGCCTAACCGTAACAAACGCCAATAATATATCTTCAAATGATACAGATATAAATACAGTTTCAGGTTTAACTGTTACAAATGCAACTAATATATCTAATAACTCAACAGATATTTCAATAGTGTCTGGTTTAACAGTAACTAATTCTACAGATATTGATACTGTCTCCGGAATCGCAGCAGGTAAAGACAACTATCAGTACTGGACAATTACAGATGGTTCCAATTCAGAAAATATACAATCTACAAATGCAGTTAAATTTACTGGTGAAGGCAACACTACTGTAAGTTATGATACTGGAAGCAACACTGTTAGCATTAGCGGAACTGCTGGCGGTGGAGGTGGTGGATATGATTTCACAGTATCAGATGGTTCTAATTCAGAAGTTGTCGCAAGTGGTGATAGTGTTACTTGGACTGGAACTGGAGCTACAACTGTAAGTTACAATACTGGCAGTAATACATTTACCATAAACACGCCTAGTTCAGAAGCTGGATATGAAGGTTGGACAGCTACAGACGGAAGTAATACTTCAAATATCTCTAATGGTGATGATGTAAAAATCACCGGATCAAATGATACAATAGTATCTTTTGCAAGCGGCGACCCTAATTTATTTACTGTTCAGTCTACGCAGGAAGTTCTTCTTACTGGTATAAATGCTGGACAGCCAACAGGATTGAGTATGTTTAAGTCAGTGCCACTTTCCGTAAGCGGTACTGATGCAATTTCAGTTTCCTTGACATCGGCAAATCCTGCCACCTTTTTAGTTTCCCATGATGACACCAGCTCTCAGTCTACTCTTACAACAAGCCCTAATTTCTTCATAACAAGTGTCACTCTAGATAATTATGGTCACGTTACATCTCTAGGATCAGGAGAGGTTACAGGAGTAGGTAGCGGCAGCGGAGGAGGAGATTTTTCGTTTAATGTATGTTCAGATACGATAGCTAATGGAGACACTCTTACAATTCAAGGAGGAAGTGGTATACAGGTTGACTGTGGTTCAACAACAACCATTTCCTCTACGGGCGTTTTAATGTCTGGAGACGCTTCTTTGTATGAATACTGGACACTTCAGGGTGATGGAACTGCTTGCAATGATAGCACTTTTACGATACAAAATGGCACGGCTGTTCAAGTACAAGGGGGTGGTGGAACGACCGTATGCATGGCAGGAGGCTCAGATCCTGTTATTACGATATCTAGTGAATCAAACTTGTACGATGGATGGATAGCTAAGGGGGTCAATGTTAGCGGAGATGCAATTCAAAGAAAAATCGAAGATGACGACATTGTTACTATCACTGGAGCTGGTTCAACAACAGTTATTGCAGAGACTGGTGCCACTAGCATAACTTACACAATAAGTGGAGATAATTCAAGTTTTTATGGAAACTGGAAGGCTGGAGATGGAGATGGCACATTTGCCACTATTCAATCAACTAATGAAGTTGAATGGTCTGGGGCAGGACTTACTAGCGTAGATAGAAGCGATAAGACATTTACAATAAGTGGATCACCTACGATATATCTTGGCGGTTCTGGTATCACGATAACTGGCAATTCTAGTCCATATACAATACATGGTGATCTTGCAACTACCACTACTATTGGAATAACAAAGCTAGACCACGATATATCCGGAGCGTCTCAGACTGGCGCTGCAACACCTTACGGAGTTAAGGAATATGTTAACGACTTTATTGCTTCAACAGGTTATGGTTATTGGGTAGCATCAGATGGGTCTATAAGCTCTAATATAGATAAGAACGAAACCTTGACATTTGAAGGTCAGGGAACTGTGACTACTATTCTAACTTCCGGAGACCCTGCTAGTACCGTAGCCATATCTGGCACTCCTTATACCGCAGGCTTGGGATTGAGTCTCTCAAGCTACAGATTTGATGTCAGCGGAATTGATGGGTCAATGATTGTTGATGGTAGCGTTACAAACGATGATCTTCAGTATAGCACTATCACAATTAATGGTGACAATGGCATAACTGGAGGAGGAGAGATATCGCTAGGAGGAACAGGTACTCTTTCAGGCATCTCGGCAACCACTGGAGTAAAAGGGTTTGTACAACTTCAAGACTCTGCTCAGGATGGCGTTGTAGATAAGGCGATTACCCCAAACGCTGTTTACGATATCTCTGGAGGGCTACAAACACAGATTTCTACAAACGACACAGATATATCTAATCTATCGGGCACTGTCTCCGATGTGGAAGCAGCTTTATATCATGGTTGGACAATCGAAGGTCGTGATACTACTTCAACGGTTACAGGTTTTGTGAATTCCGAAGAAGTATTCATGGTTACCGGACAAGGAGCCACAACTGTCTCTCTAGGAGGAACTGATAATAGAACTCTTACAATTAATAGTACTGACACTGACACTACCTATACAGCAGGAACAGGGCTAGTACTTAGGGGTGCTAGCTCAACACAGTTTAATGTAACTGGA